CTGCTGTTGGTGTCAGTGCTGAGGGTGGTGAGTTTATGGAGATCGTCAAGAAGATGGTTTTCCAAGGTAAGCCTTGGAACGACGACAATCGAAAACATCTTGTTATTGAGTTGGGTGACGTTATGTGGTATGTGATGCAGGCATGTATGGCACTTAATATTACACTTGATGATGTCATTGCTGGTAATGTTGAGAAGTTGAAGAAGAGATATCCAGGCGGAGAGTTTGATGTTTACAAATCAGAAAATCGTTTAGAGGGAGACTTATGATTAATTTGCGTGACCAGATTCTAAAAAGTCAAATTGCATACTACAATGGTTTGATTGCAAAACATCAACAGAATGTTGAGATATATTTGAATCAACCTGTTGGTATTGGCGAACACTCAGATGTCATGGGAACTATCGATGGTGAGATAAATGCCATCGCACAAGCACATGAGAAGATTGAAATTATTAATCACTACTTTTTGAATAGATAATAAATAATTAGAAAACTATGAGTCATGAGAATAACACCATACTATGAGTCTAAAGGTGTAAAAAATCCATATTACGTCTTATCTCCAACTGTGGTGAATGGAACTGTTCGAGAACTTAAAAAACAAGGAGATGAATATAAAAATATTAAAACAACTGATATATTATTCAGAAATGTTGAACCAAATCAGTTAAGTGGTTCTATAATTTACAGAGCAACGTCATCTTCCAGTAAAATATTTCAAATAACAAATAAACAAAAAGAAGATCTTCCTTTTGGTGTTGCAACCACTGCTCAAAAAATTCACGTCACAGGTCATTATGGAATGGTATCTCGAAAAAATGCCACTGCTTCCTCTAATGTAAATGAGTTTTTGAGTGTTTACTTTCTAGTTCAACCTTCAATGACTCCAGATAAGTTGGTAGATTATGTGAGTCAACAAAAAGGAAACACTGGAGTTCTAAAAGGTGAAGGCACTCCAGTTACATTTCCACAATTGGCTGATTTACTTGAAGAAGATGAAACACCAGAAAGAGATATAAACATTGGTTTGAATAATGCAAAGGCAATACAAGGAGATATAAAAGGTAGATCAATAAAAACAGTGTATTGGGTTCCAAGACAGAAACCAAAAAATGTAAATCCAACAAACCCATCAGATACAGTCATAGAATTTAATGATGGATTTCTTCAAGGATATTCAAATAAAATAGCATCTGGAACTGATAAGACACCAAAGTTCAATACAAATGTTAATGCTTTTTATAAAGAGATGGGTAATTTTTCTCAATTAATGAATGTTCAAAAACTTTTAAATGATGCATTCTTTGAAGCAAAGGAGACTGTAAAAGGGAAGAATGCTAAGGAAGCTATTGATTTTTACTATGAAAATGAATTTGATAATGAAGCCTACGGTGAGACAGGATCATCAAAAAACTTTGGAGAACTTGCTGAATTTTTTAGATTAGATGGTCTTGATTTTAATCGTAAAGATTTTTACTATCCATTTAGAAATAAGTTCATCACAAAATTTGCAAATTATTTAAAAGACCCTGCTAATATGGTTTACTTTTTAAGAACCATATACAAATATACTTACGGAGATCCAACTCAATCTTTTACACCATGTCCATATAAACTTTTGATTGGAACTCCAATGGGTGCAAGTACATTAAAAAATGTTTCATCTGATGAAGCTTTAAAAGAATTACTGTATAATGAAGATGCTAATAGAATAGCTGACATTAAAGATACTTATGATGGCACTAGTCAGGGATGGAATATGACATTTAAATTTTTAAATGGAAAACCAAAAGATGTTACTTTACCAATCGTTGCTAGAACTAGATTTGGTGGACTTCAAGGTAAAGCTTTTTTCTTAAGTAGTAGTGGTGTACAAATATCAAAATGAAGAACACACACCTCGAACATTTAGAAGACAATATTTTGAATGGTGGTTCTCAAGGGGGTAAGGAGGCAGTCGCTTTTCTTCGTTCACTTGGAAAGATGTTAGACCAAGGTGGTGCTGATGCTCGTGTCACTGTGAAGTGGGACGGAGCTCCTGCTGTGATTTGTGGTGTGAATCCAGACAACGGAAGATTTTTCGTTGGAACAAAGTCTGTTTTTAATAAAGTAAATCCAAAGATATCATACTCTGAGGATGATGTAGATAGAATATATCCGCCTGGACAACTTGCAGAAAAATTAAAATCTGCGTATAGATATCTCTCTACACTTTCAATACCAAACGTAGTGCAGGGAGACTTATTATTCACTGATGATAAGTATGAGGCTGTGATAGGTGGTGATAGTTGTATTGCATTTCAACCAAATACGATTGTATATGCAGTTCCAAAAGATAGTGATATTGGACAAAAGATAGATGAAGCAAAATTTGGAATTGTATTTCACACTCAATATAGTGGAAGAAGTTTAGATACAATGACTGCAAGTTTTGGTGGTATCAACATTCAAGGAAACAAAGATGTATTTGTAACATCATCTGATTTCAAGAATGCATCAGGTGAAGCGAACATGACTCAAGCAGAGAAGACAATTTATGCAAATCTTGTCAACAAAACTGAGGGTTCTTTAAAACAAGCATCTCGTTTTCTTGACATGATGCAAACTAACAACATGAATAAGTTTACTTTAAACATCATGTTTAAAACTTTTTTTAATCGATATGTTCGTGAGGGTAAAACTTTAATCGGTGCTCGTAATACTGCAAGAGATTTTGCACAGTATTTTTCAAATGCACTGGATAAGGAGATTGCAACTAAGAAGATGAAGTCAACAAAAGATAAATACTTAGAGCTTAAGAATAAAGGTCTGAAATTTATTTCTGATAATCAACAGTCAATATACATGACTGTTGCATCTTATATGAATTTACAGGCTGCGAAAAATTTTATGATTCGTAAGTTACAGAAGGTAAATACATTTGGTACTTTTTTAAAAACGCCAGATGGTTATCGTGTGACAGCACCCGAAGGGTTTGTTGCAATTCGCTCAGGTCAAGCTCTTAAACTTGTAGATCGTTTAGAGTTTAGTCGTGCAAACTTTACCGCAGATAAAAATTGGGATAAAGGTAATCCCATGCCCGCACCGAAAATATGAAAAGTTTTACATCATTCATAACTGAAGCATTATCTTCTCAGACTGTCGCAAATCCAAATCCAAAGGATAACAACGACGCTGATATGACGGTGGCGTTTGGTCGTTTTAATCCACCTACTACTGGTCATGAAAGACTTATGAATAAAGTCAAACAGGTGGCTGGAAAAGGTAATTATGAAATCTATCCATCACGTTCAAATGACCCTGCAAAGAATCCCTTAGATCCTGATACAAAGATTGGATATATGCAACAGATGTTTCCACAACATGCGAAACATATTATGAATAATCCAAAGACAAAAACAATCTTTGATGCATTAAAAGGTGCGAATGAAAGAGGTGCAAAGTCTGTTAATATTGTGGTTGGACAGGATAGACAAAAAGAATTTGAGAATCTAGCAAACAAATACAATAATAAACTCTATAAGTTTGACCGTATCAATGTGATATCTGCTGGAGACCGTGACCCAGATGGTGAGGGTGTGAGTGCAATGTCAGCATCTAAGTTAAGAAAGGCTGCTGCAGATGATGATTTTGATACATTCAGAACTGGTATTCCACAAAGTTTGAAGGATGATAAAGCAAGAGAGTTATATGCTGCAATACAAAAGGGAATGAGATTACCAAATAAGAAACAACAGAATGAGACATGGAGAATCGCTCCTAAGTTTGATTGGAAGAATCTTCGTGAAAATTATATGAGTGGTAA